CGCGTTTCGATTTACGAACCGATTACAAAAGGCGCTATGAATAAGGCGATTGATCGTCTTTTCAGAATGTTTCAAGGCGCGAATTATTCAATCAAGGTTTCTGAAGGCCTTGACAACTACCTTTCAGAAGCGAAGTTCAACGGTGACTATTTTATTAACTTTATTCAAAAGAAGATCCTTCGAACAATGATCGAAGATCCGAACGGCGTTCTTGCCTGGATTCCTTCAGGCGAAGGCCTTGAAAATCCTTCTGTAAAAGTTGAAGTCCTTCCGGTTGTTGTCAGTTCTTCTTCAATTACATTCTTGAACAAGGATCGTTCTTTTATAACCTGGAAAGCGGAAAACGAATCTTCTGAAGTCGTTATCGGCCAAAATAAAACAACAAAACAAGGCGAAGTCTTTTATTCGCTTTCAAAAGAAGGATTTTATAAGACGATTCAGGTCGGAAAAAAGATCGAAAAAAGATTCGAAACGTTCTTGATTTATGAACACAATATCGGAATCGCGCCTTTCGTTATTTTAGGCGGAAACTTGACTTCTGAAGATTACTTCGAAAGTTTCTTTTCGCCTTTCATTCCTTTCGGAAACGAAACAATTCGTCAGTTTTCAGATTGGCAAGGCGTAATGACAACAAGCGCTTTTCCTTATCGCGAAGAAGTCGCGGAAACTTGTTCGGCGAAGGGTTGTCGGAAAGGCTTTGTTTTTGACAAGGTGAAAGAAACCGAAACGACTTGTAAGGCTTGCAAAGGAACGGGCCTTGTTATGAATCGCAGCCCTTACGGGGCCTTTATTCGTTCAAAAGGATCTTCGCTTTTTGACGGTGAAAAAGGATCTTCAGAACCGCTTGTTCGTTTTATTTCGCCGCCGGTTGAAATTATCAAACATAGCGGCGAAGCGTGGGAAAAACTTCTTTCAAAAGCCGAAGACGCCTTGAATCTTCTTTTTGTTGACGAAGCGCAAAGCGGAAAAGCGAAAGAAATTGATCGCGAAGACGCTGATTCAATGCTGACAAAGATTTCAAACAATGTTTTCGACGAAATTATTTTCAATTCACTTCGATTTATTGAAAAATATCGCGAAATTGAAGGTTCGATTGATCCGATTGTTGTCAAGCCGATTTCTTTCAGGATCAAAACTGAAGAATCTTTGATTGACGAATTGAATCAATTGTCGGACAAGAACGCGCCGATTGCTTTTCAGGTTGAAGCGACAAAGGATCTTGCAAGAAAAAGATTTTCAGGGAATACTTCAATTGCGCGAATCGTTGAAGTTTTGGTCGCTTTCGATCCGATATTCAACGTCAAGACTTCTGACAAACAAATTCTTCTTGCTTCAGGAACGATCAAGAAATCCGATATTATCAAAAGCCTTTATTCTTATAAAGTATTGACTGAACTTGTCGCGGAAAACGGGACCGAATTTCTTGAAAAGCCTTTGAAAGAAATATTCGCAACGCTTGACGCTGAACTTGTGAAATATTTCGACAACGCGCCTTCGATTTCAATTGAAGACGAACAAAAACTTGAATCACAAAGCAAGATTCGCGGTTCAGTCGGTGGCGTTCAAGGAATCATTGAAATCAATAAGGCCGTCGCTGAAGGTTCAATGTCGGAACAAGCCGGCGAAACTATCCTTGAATCAATTTATGGAATTGATCTTAATACGGCGCAAAAAATGGTTGAAAAAGGACAAGTTCAACCGGTAGTTGAATAGTATGTTAAGTGAACAAATTATTCGATTAGCGCAAAGCAAGGAAAGAAAACTTCTTGCAGCCGAAAAAGATCTTCTTGAAGGATTGACGGCGACTGAATTGAAGATATTTGACGCCGTAAAAAAGCAAATTTCAAAGATGAATCAGACCGGCGGAAAGATTGACTTTGATTCGAAGAACGTTGATCTTGTGAACGAACTTGATCAAATTGTCGTCAGATCAATTCAAAAATCAGATTATCCGGGAAGCGTCAACAAGTACCTTCAAGACTTTGATTCAATAACTGATTTCAACGAAAGGATTCACGAAGAAGCGAACGGAATTGATCCGAAAGAATTCGCGAAAGCCGTTGATCCTTTCAAAAAGCAATTCGTTGAAGATACGCTTCAAGGCTTGACCGGTTCAGGCGTTTCGACAAATTTTGTCGAACCTTTGCGACAAGAACTTTTTAAGAATATAGTCGCCGGAACAAGTTCTTTTGAAGTTGAACAAGCGCTTCGGACTTTCATTCAAGGAAACGGCGAAACGGCCGGAAACTTGAAACGCTACGTCACGCAAGTTTCGCGCGACGCTTTGAATCAATACGACGGAACAATAAATTCAAGGATCGCCGAAGAATTCGGCCTTGACGCCTTTCAATACGTCGGTTCTTTGATCGACGATTCGCGCAAACAGTGTATTCGTTGGACCGGAAAAGAAGTTCTTTTGAAGAAGGATCTTCCGGCTGAAATTGCGTGGGCCAACAACAACGGAACCGGAATGATTCCAGGAACGAACGCGGACAATTTCGCCGTATTTCGCGGCGGTTACAATTGTCGCCATTCAGCGATCCCGTTCAAGTTGACAAGACGCGAAGCGGCCCGTCTTGAAGAACAAGAAACCGTTCAAGAAATAGAAGTTCAAACGGTTCAGCAAGGCGTCAAAGAAGTCAAGCAAGAATTGAAAGAAAACAAACCGAAAGCACAAAAGAAAGGAAACAAAGTCAAGTTGAATGAAAATCAATTCCTTTCATTAAGGGACGAAAAATTCAACAAACAATTTGAAGAAGTCTTTTCAGATTCGGACGGCGCGAACGAAGTCGCGAACGAATTCGGAACAATTGTCACTTTAAGAAATACAACGGAAGGTTCTTCAAGGGGCTTAAGATCTTTTATCGCGGCTTCAAAGCGGCCGGAATTGACTTCTTCTGATATTGGCGAATTTTCGCAAGGCGTTGAAGGTTTTTGCGCAAAATCAAACAGATTTCTTTCTTGTTTACTTCGTGCAAAAGATAACATTGAATTCAAGAAGGTTGAAGGATTCGGTTCAAGTATTTTTGAATTTACTGATCAAGACGTTGACAATTATTTAAAAGATTTCGGCGAATCGGCGCGTCTTCAGCGAAAAGGCGACGCGGTTTATAAAGTTCGTGAAAGCGGAACGGGCGCGGTCGTTCTTTCTAAGCGCGGCGGAAAGTGGAAATTTTTCGCAATAACCGAAGCCGGATCAGCAACAAGAAGAATCGAAGACGGCGTAAATATATCGCCAACAATTACGCACGAATCAGGACATTTGATTCAAAACAAATACGACAAAGTTCAAAGTTCCTGGTCGTCAGTTCGTCCAATTCAGGCCGAATTAATGAAAAAGAAAGGGTTGAAGTTGAACGACGCGCCGACTTGGTACGGTTCAACAAATGATTCTGAATTTTTTACAGAAACTTATACTTCATACATTTACAACAATGAAGACTTGAAAAAAAATCGGCCTGATTTGTTTGAATTCATTGAAGAACTTCTTTTTGACGTTTACAAGATTGACAAGAAATCAATAATTTTAGCAAAATGATAGATTATATCGAACTAAGACAAGAATTGTCCGAACTTACTGAAGAAGCCTTGATTGATCAAAACATTGAAGCGATCAAGAAGATCAAACAAATCGTTGACAATCCAGGAATCGACGCGCCGAACAATTTCGGCGAATTCTTTTATTCAATGTTACCGGATCAAGTCTTGATTTCGATTCGATAATTCTTTTTTTTATATTTGTGAATAATTATCAACAATTAAAAACGAAAAAAAGATGCTAAAAGTCACGGTAAAAAATTTGAAAACCGGAAAGGTTTCAGAAATCACAGAAAGCGCCTGGAATCTGATCAAAGGTTCGCAACAAAGAAAGAATTTCGATTTGTTAAGTTCGCCGAAGAAGGTTCAAGGAAAGGCGGCTGAAGAAGTTGTTCAGAATGTTTCTGACGTCCCGGAAGTTGATTCAAACGACGACGGAAAAAGAAGCGCTGAAGAAATGATCAAGGCGATCAAACAAGCCGAAAGCCTTGAAGTTCTGAACGTATTAATCGACGGCGAATCAAGATCGACGGTCCTGAAGGCCGCGCAAAAAAGAAAATCTGAATTAAACGAACAATAAAATCAAAGTAATGACTGAAAATTTCGAAAAATTCCTGAAAAAAATCGGCGTCGGCGCTGAAGTAATAACAAAACTAACTGAAGGAAACGCCGAAGACGACAACTTCAATCTTGAAGACCTGGCGGCTGATTTTGTAAAAGGTCAAAAGACGGTTTTGTCAAACGATCCTGAATTGATCAAAAACATTCGTGACGAAATTCGCGGAACCGAACTTTCGAAGATCGAACACAAGATCAAGAAAACCTTCAATCTTTCGGCTGAAGAAATGAAAGATAAGAAGTTCGACGATATTATTGAATTCGCTTTTGATAAAACAAAGTCGGCTTCAAGCGGAACAAGTGACGAACTTCAATCGCAAATTGTG